GCTGGTAAAACTGTTAAACAGCAGATAGCTTTAACAGAAGCCAGAGAACTCAGAGGGGTCTCAAAGTATAATGCTAGTATTAAGAACCTCCTTACACAAGTTGAACTAGAAAAAGCTGGTCTTAATGCACAAGCTATGAACCGTATTAACTCTATGCAACAAGGTCAACCACCTAGTTTAATTGGTGCAGTAGCCACTGGTATTGGTGCAGCAGCAGCAGCTGACATTAAATATGGTGATGGTAAAATGTTTGGCATTGATTTAAAAGGTGATGTTAATGTTAGTAACTTTTTTAAAAATGGTAAAACAGAACAATCTTTACCTTCTTCAGGTAATTTTGAATTTTCAAGCTACACTAAATCTTCAGGTATATTTTCATAAGAGGAACACATGGCAAAAAAAAGAACTATAGTAAAGGGACTAAATGTAGATGCCACTAACTTAGCTGGTATTTCTACTAAAGCTATAGCAAGTCCTGTTGAGACTTATGTAGCACCAGCTCAAGAAAAATCTAGTCTTTCACCTTTATCTGAATTTGTAAATGCTATAACTCCTGCTGTTCAAGCAGCTGCAGATAAACAATTAGAAGAAAAACTAAAACGTGAAAGACGTATAGAAAACTTTAACTTTGAAAAAAAACAAAACCAAGTTAAAAACGAAGCTCTGATATTTAGTGCTCAGATAAAAAATAATTATGACCAAAATAAAGAAGCTTACCTCAACGCACCTGATGAAACAATTATAGATGATATAGATAGACATAAATCTAATTATAAAGAAAAATTAAGAGAGTCTGGTGTAGATGAACTACACATTGAAACCTATGATGCTCATATGGAAGAACGTAAAGTTCTTTTTCTAGCTGATTTAAATGAGGCTAGGAAAGCTGACGTTATATCTAAAGAAGATAAGCAGATGGCTGATGCTGCAATAAGCATTAGTCTACAATATAAAGACAATCCAGAAAAAGGTGCTGAGTTATTACTAGATTGGTTTGAAACTCAAGCTCAGACTTATCGTACTATAGATGGTAAAGCTAACCCTAAAAGGATAGGAAATATTCTTTTAAAACTAGCAGATGATGTCAAAGATGAGAATCCTAATAACATTTATTTAAAAGCTTTGGAAAACCTTCCACAACCTTTTTTAGATACTAAAGAAAACTTAGCTTTAGCTAGTCAACTAAGAGCTAAAAGAGATAAGTTTGGAGTTAAACAGCAGAGAGTTACCAACATCCAACAAGGTATGCAAGTAGCAGTAGATAAAGGTATAATTCCTAATTTAATGGGTTTAAAAGCTACTAAAGAAGAAAAAACTTTTGCTTTATTTAATACCACATTAACTATAGCTGGAAAAAAAGTACCTTTTGCAGAATTAAATGCTAAACAAAGAGCAGATGTTTTTAAAGCAACAGGTGTTCTTCCTGAGTTTGTTACAAATACAGTTGTAAATACTGTAAACCTAGTAGACTCAGGTGCTGAATTTACTAAGGAAGACAACGAAAGAATCAGACAAGGTTTTCTCCAGTACCAAATCTTAAAAGCTGCTGGTATTCCTACAAGTCAATATCTTACTGCTGACCAAGAAAGAAAACTAGAAGCAATGGATTTATTGCTAGTTAGGGAAGCTCAACAAGGTTTATTTAAACCAAATGAAGAACTAAGTGAAGCTGACTATACTCCTGAAGTGGATTATACAACTGCTAACTATGTAGGAGCATCTAGAGATATACAAAAATTATCAGCAATTAAAAGTTTACCTGATATAGATGTGAAGACAACAAAGGAAATTAAAAAACAATTAGGAGACTTAAAAGATTTACCTACCTTTACTTTATTAGCTCAACAAGCTATAAGTGATTATCGTTATTTTGTATCGATGGGTGCTAGTCCTGATGATGCTTTAAAAAGAGCAACTAACGTAGCATTAAAAAATAGTCCTGTAGTAGAATCAGCTGGAGATAGAGAAATTAAGTATTCTTTTACTAATCTACATGCAAGTCTTCCTTCAGGTATAAAAGACCCTAGAGAAATTATAACAAAGATGAACAAGAGTTTATCTAATAATAAAGCTTTACAGCAGTATATAAGAGGTATAAAAGGAATTGAAGGTGAATACGATATAGGTTTAACTTCTAATCCTGTTAATCCTACAGAAGTATATCTTACAGTTATGCAAGAAGGTAAACCTTCAGTAAATATTTTAAGTGTGTTTGATAAAGTTAAAATACTTTCAGACCCTAAGGTGTTGTATAACATGGTTGCTAAAGATTTAGTAGCAGCTAAAGAATCTCCTGATGAGAATAGTATAGAACCTTTAATTAGCTTTGACAGTGATGTACGAAGAGAACGCACTCCTAAGAAGATAGGAGAAGGTGAGATTGCTCAGAGTATTTTAGAAACTCCTACAACAATTAAGTCTCTTCTTAATGATATAGGAGATTTTATTATTGAAGCTACTGAGTCTGAAAAAGACTTTGTTACTGAAGTAGAAAATGTTAAAAAGCTTGGAGATGATGTTATAGCAGCTCTTAAAGAAAGTCCTGCAGATTTAGTAAAGTTTTTAAGAAGTGGTGGAGGTGAACTTGATGTTGCTAATGAGGGACAAGTATTTACTTATAACAGACTAGGTAAACCTATAGATTATAAACAAGTAGGAAGAGAGTTCTTTAGAATTAAAGAAGACGGTACTTTAGCAAAAGACCCTGCTAAAGCTGCCATAAAATCTAATTTAGAGACTGTATCTGGAGGAGGTACTTCTCCTTTTATAACTAAGAAAGGTGAAGAAAGAGAAGGAAAACCTATAGGAGAGGTCTTGATGGAAGGTGCAGGTGAACTTTTAAAAACCCTAAATCCTATTAGTTCAGCAGGTGCTTCTACTTTAGACGAAAGTCAAGTAGGTGAATTCATACCTAGTAACATTCCCAGTAATCAACCAACAGGAGAACAAGTGACTATAGAAGGTAATACTACAGAAGAGAAAACTGCTAATATGATAGCAACTCAAGAAGGTTTCTCTAGCACACCTTATGCAGATGGTAAAGATAAGTCAGTAGGATTTGGTTTCTATTTACCTGCTCTAGAAGATGATGAGAAAGCTTTGATTAAAGATGTTAACAACGTTACAAAAGAAGAAGGTGTAGCAGTACTGAAATTAAAAGTACAGAAGATTGGTAACTATCTAGAAAGAGAAATGCAAGGTTTTAGAAACTTACCAGAGGAAGCACAGTCAGCTATCATTAGTATGGGTTATCAATTAGGTGTAACTAACATCCCAAAAACTTGGAAAAAATTTACAGCTGCTGTTAAAGAAGCAGGACAATACGAAGAAGGTTCTCCTGAACAAGAAAAAGCTCTAGCTAAAGCTAAGTTTGAAATGCTGTATAGCAAAACTAAAGATGGTAAAGTAGTGTTAAACAAATGGGCTAGACAAACTAGAGAACGTGCTTTTGAAATGGCTAATGCTGTGAGTGATGCTGAGTTATCATTATAATTAAAAAGGAAATGTAAATGTCTCAAGAAATGTTGTTAAAAGACTTAGGTCTAGAGTCAGTAGTAGCTGAAAAATCTACTATACCTATAGTTAATACTATTCAAGAAAGTGTAGTATTAAACCAACAACTAAAGATGGCAGAACAAAAAGAGACACTAGGCTTTTGGGAAAGTGTAGCTGTAGGCTTAAAAGAAGATGGTCTAGTGTCTGCTATACAAGACCACGCAGATAAACTTGAAGTGGTAAGTGATGTACCTATAACTAACTTTACTCCTGAGTTAATTAACACATTAACAGATGGGTTACAAACTGATGCAGCTATAGATGTACTAGAGAATGCTAGTGCTTATGGTTTTAACACAGCCATGAAGCAACGAAAGATTAACTTAGCTACTCAGAAAAACTTAGCAGACTTAGATGCAGCAGGTTGGAAGGGTACTACAGGTAGAATATTTGCTATGATGTTTGACCCAGCTGAATGGGCAATCATAGCAGGTACTACTGCTTTAGCTTCAGCTACAACTAGCCCAATAGGAGGAGCAGCTGCTCTTAGTGCAGGTGTTGTCAAAAGAGCTTATGATGTTAAACGAGCTATTAAGATTGGTGCTGTAGTAGGTGCAAGTGAGAATGCTGCTTTTGAAGCTATTAGGAAAGACGTTAGATTTAACATAGATTTCAATGATGTTCTTATAGCAGGAGGTGCAGGAGCAGTACTAGGTGGTGGTTTAAATGCAGGTATAACAGCTTTTAGAAAAGCAGGACAACGTGCAGCTATTGATAATAAGTTTAGACTAGGTCAAAAACTTACACCATCAGAAAGTTTATTTTATGATGCTTTTAATGAAGAAGCACTTGCTAATAAAATAATAGATAAAGAATTAAGTAAGCCTGAATTTGTTGAACCTAGTACGTTAAATGTAAATAGACATACAAAACCTGCTACACTTGAAGAAATGAGACAAACACCTATGCAAGCTGGTTATAGTCTTTTTGGATTACGTAATATGTTATCAGTGGGTGCAAGAATGATGAATCATAAACTAGCTCCTTTAAGATTTTTTGGTAATACTATGGGCATGAATGTTGCAGGATATTCTAATAGTAGTAAAGTTACTAATGCAGGTTCAGTAACAGAAGTTATGGGTAGATTACAAGGTCAAGCTCGTGGACAGCTTGCAGGTATACTTCCAAGAGAAAGAGTCAACTTTATTAAAAGAACAGGTTTAACTGAAGAAGAATTTAATACAGCTTTATCACGTTACTTAAGAGGTATTGATAAAAACGTAGCTCCTGAAGTAGTAAAAATAGGTCAAATAGCCAGAGCTGTTCTAGATGATTTAGCTGATTTAGGAGTAAAAGCAGATGTTGTAGGTCTTACAAGAAAACAAATAGAAAACAACCCTGATTATTTAATACGTTTGTTTAATGACCTTAAGATTAAAAACTTAAGAGATAAGTTTGATGATGAAGTAATTGTTGACTTAATTGAAGAATCTATACGTAAAGGACAGCCTAACATAGAAGACCAAGTTTTAAAAACATTAAGTAAAAAAGGTAGAACAAAAGACAAGACAGACGAAGAGCTTTTTGATATGGTTAATGACTACATAAGAAAGTTTGCTAAAGGTTATACTAACAGTATCATAAGTTCAAAGTTTAGAAAGTCAGGTATAACAGACACTGCTCCAATGGTTAGAGAAGATTTAGAAGCAGTGTTAAAAGCTGAGAAAGTTGTTGATGTAGATGGAGTTTCAAGAAGAGTTTTTGATGACGATGAAGTAGATGATATCATAGACATACTTACACAATCTACAAAGACTAAAGGATTTAAACGTGCTCAGTCTCGTGTAGTCTTAAATGAAGGTACTGTAATTACAGCTACTAATAAAAATGGAGACATAGAAGAGTTAAGATTTACTGACTTACTAGAAGAAGATGGTGAACAACTTGTAAATGCTTACATATTTCAAATGTCAGGTGCTATAGGTTTAGCTAGAAATGGTATAAATACTAACGTAAGAGGTACTGACTTTAATGAGTATGTTATAGGAAGTATTAAAAAAGAAGCACAGCTTCAAAATCTTGCTAAAGATGAATATCAATCAGGTTTAGATGCAGTAGAGTTTATGTATGATGGAATCACTGGTAGATTAGGAAACAGAAGCGAGACTCAAACAGTACACGACCTTAACGTAGCTTTACGAGCTTGGTCTTTTGCTGTTAACATGGGTATGTCAGGCATGTCATCTTTAATGGAATTGACTAACGTTATGATGGAATATAGTTTTATGACTGTACTTAAGTCTGTTCCTCAGTATAAACAACTTCTTACTGATTTAAGTAAACCTAATGCTGAACCTAATTTAATTGCAGAAGCAGCCCAACTCTTTGGATTAGGTAATGAAATTGATTTAGCTAAATGGACAACTGTTACACGTTTTGATACAGAAGATGTAGGTACTACTATAACTACTGCAACAGGTAATAAAATAGGTAGAGCCACAGAAAAGTTTGCTTATGCTTCTCAAAAGCATGTAGCTTTTCTATCAGGTTTAACAGGTGTTACACAATTTTTACGTAGGATGTCTATGTTACATTTTACTAATGAGTTTGCTTTAGCTGCTGCAAAAGGTAAGTTACCTTTCTCTAAGATTAAAAGACAACAGCTTGGTATATCTGATGAGATGGGTACTAGAATAGTACAAACATTAAACAACCGTAACATTGTAACAAAGAATCCAAACGGAACTGTTAAAAATCTTAACATTGAAAAGTGGGATGAAGATGTTAGAGAAGCTTTTGCTAACATAGGTCATAGAGATGCTAGAACAAATGTTCAGGAATCTGATTTATCTACAAGTAATAGATTGTTAAAGTCTACTCAGATAGGTAGGTCAATGTTTCAGTTTTTAAACTTTACCTTTTCATCTATGGAGCAACAAACTCAACGTTTAGCTGTCAGAACAATGAACGGAGATGCAGGTGTAGTAGCAAAGTTACTTACTGCTTCTATGGGTATGGGTGCACTTATGTATGCAACTAGAGTACAATTAAATGCTGCTGGACGTAGTGATAGAGAGGAATATATTGAGGAACGTATGACAACTGCTAATCTTCTTCAAGGAGCAGCTTCACAGATAGGTATGCTTTCAATATTTAACTACATAACACAAATGACTACAGGTGTATTAAACGGTAACTCTTATGCTATAACTCCTCCTCTTGCTTCATTACTTGTTAATGGAGGTTCTACTATTAAGAACTTATTTGATGATGAAGATGCTACAGAATCTGAGTGGAGAAAAGGTTTGAGACTTTTTCCTTATCAATCTTTATACGGAGCTAGGCAGGTAATAAATGCTACAGCTAATGAATTTGCTAACTAAACCTAAAGTTACAACATTAATAACGAGGAATACAAATGCCATTATCATATCAAAACTACACTGGGGATAACGTTACAACTACGTTTAACATCCCCTTTACGTACACTGCGACTAGTGAGATAAGTGTTACAGTTGATGGGGTAGCTCAAACAGGTTTGACTTTCCCTTCATCTTCTCAGGTACAATTAACCAGTGCTCCTGCTAGTAGTACTGTCGTACAAGTTAGACGTACAACAGACTTAACATCAAGAGCAGTAGACTTTGCATCTGGTTCAGTTCTTACTGAAGAAGACTTAGACAATGCTAACATACAAATCTTTCACTCATCGCAAGAAGCTGTTGACTTAACTGACGATACTATCCAAGAAGATGTAGATAGTAAATGGGATGCAGAAAGCAAAGTCATTAAGAATGTAGCTAATCCTACAAATGCTCAAGATGCTGCAACAAAGGATTACATTGAAAATACTTGGTTAACTCCTGCTGATAAAGCTCAGTTAAACTCACTTAACACTGCTAACCTTGACATTGTTGCAAATAATAATAGTAATATTAATGCAGTAGCAGCAGATGCTACAGACATTGGTACAGTGTCAACAAATATAGCTAGTGTTAACACAGTGGCAACTAACATTGCAGATGTTGTTACAGTTGCTAATGACCTTAACGAAGCTATCTCAGAGATTGAGACTGCTGCAGATGACTTGAACGAAGCTGTATCTGATATTGACACAGTTTCTACAAACATAGCTAACGTCAACACTGTTGGAGGTAACATAAGTGATGTTAATACTGTTGCAGGTATCAATAGTAACGTAACTACAG